AGATCTTTCTGATCTGATCTTGATCTAGGGAAGGGAAAGGGAAAGGGAAAGGAAAGGGAAGGGAAGGGGGGAGACTACTAGAGGGGGGTTAGGAAGGGTTAGGAAAGGGATAGGGTAAGGGTAGGAAAGGAAAGGGCTTTTAGCCTGATCTTGATCTAGATCTTGATCTAGGTGTTTTGTTTTGTTTTTTGAGAGGTAGAAAGGTGAGGGAGCTAGTCAAGCGGGCGCGAGCGTAGCGGGCGGATGCATACGCGCGCGCGAGGGGCGACCGGCTCAGGCTGGGCCAGCGGGGAGAGGTGGCGGCGAGGTAGGGGACGGGACGGGCCTAGCAGAGCCAGAATGGGGCCAAATTCGCGAGGGAAGGGGCAGGCCGCTACCCTTGCCGCGCTTGCTACCTTCCCCCCGCCTTTTCGGGCCGTTTCTGCGAAGGCGGGCGAAACGGAAGCGGGGCAGGCTGGACGGGAGAGGCTGGGCCACCTTGTCACACCTCGGCGGGACCATCGCCGGCGGATCTTCCGCGGCCTCAGGTTCGATCTTCCTGCCCCGAAAAGCCGCGGGCGATTGTGGCCAGGTAGGGGGCAGGCGGCGACAATTGACAACGGATCAAGGGCTTGCGGCGCGTCAACCTTTCCTGCGATTGTGTCAACGGGAGGGTTGACAGCGGGGGCGGAATGCGTTTAGAGTAACGGGGCGAGCAAGGGAAGCCATCCTGAGCCGCGAGACACAACCGGCCCAGCGCGGCCACAAGCGGAGGTCCAAAAATGCGACAGGAAAAGCGACAGGGAAAGATCGAAGGATCAAGGGGGGCGAGATGAGCGCCGCCAAGATCCGCCTAGTGGCGATCGGCTTGAAGGCCCAAGATCTCGCAAACGCCGCGGGGATTCACAAACAAGCCCTGAGCCGGTGGCTTGGAGCGCCCGAGACTTTGAACGTGAAAACGCTTCGGAAGCTCGCCGCCCTTTTGCATTGCCCAGCGGAGGCCCTTCTAGACCGAACAGGAAGGGCGCCGCTAGACTATCCAGCCCCGCCGCCGGACTTCCTCGCTTCAATCGAAGCGAACCGCGCCGCCTTCGGGAAGGGCGGGGATTTTTCGAAATTTGAGATTCACCAGGGCTAAGGCCCGCAGAAAGAGAGAGGGTTAGAAAATGGAAGGGATCACGAATTCAGAAAGGGCGGCCGCGGCCTGCCCCCAGCGGTGGCTTTTGCGCTACGGGCTAGGCCTGCGCCCCGTCGCCTATGCTCGCCCGCTTTACCTTGGATCGCTTGTGCATTCGGGGCTAGAGGCCCTTTTTACAGCCTGGGCCGCTGATATCCAGATCGATCGCGCCGACGCACTACATCATGCATTGCAGGCGGTAGAATCCGCGAAGGCCGCCGAGCTGGACGCCCGCGGGATTCACGCCCTCGGCTTCCTGAGCCCTTACGGCGATCCTGCTATGCTGGACGCCCTAGACGCCGACACGGCGACGGCCTGCGCCCTTGTGACCGGCTACGCGGAGCAATGGCAAGGCCTCGGCGATTGGGCCATCCTCGCAAACGAAATCGCCTTTTCTGAAGCGATCCGCCTTCCTGAGAATCCGAAGCGCCGATCCAAATGGCGCGTGGCGGGGAAGATTGACAAGGTGGCCCGAATCGGCGGCCGGATCTGGATTATCGAACACAAAACCTCGGCGGGAAGCCTCGCCGAATGGGCAGAAAAAAACCGCCGGAATCCTCAGGGGTTGACCTATGCGGTCGCCCTCGCCGAGAAATTCCCGCGCGAGGAAATCGCCGGCGTGATCTACGATCTGATCCAATCCAAGCCGCCGAAGCCCGCCGAGGCCTTGGCCATCCTGAAAAGCGGAACAGCCCTCGCAAAGGTCGCCGGCCTTCCCTGGACTACAGCGGCGGAATTCGAGCGAGCGATCGCCGCGTTGACGCCCGAGGGGCGGGACCCGCTGGACGGGGCAGAATGGTATCGCGAAGCCCTCGCCGGCCTTCGGGAGCGGGACGCTAGCGGTTTCTGGTATCGGCGCGAGGCGGTCCCTTTCGAGCCTTTGCAGGTGGCCCGCGTCAACGCTGAGCTATACCAGGCCGCGCAAACGATCGGCGAGTGGCGCAAATCAATTGACAAGGCGGCAGGGGAAGGGGGGCAGATTGCGCCCGAAGCCATCCCCGCCTTTCTCGCCGCGAAGGCCTCGCAATGGCCGCGGGAGGCCTCGCTATGCTACCAATTCAACCGCCTTTGCGCCTATGCCAGCGTTTGCGCCGAGGGAAGCGCGGAGGCCGTCGCCGGCTTCGCGATTACAGGCGCGGCGGGCGGCCACGATGAACTTGCTACCGACAACGGCCACAGCGGCCACAACCTGAGGAATTGAAAAATGAAGATAGGAACAGCGCGAGAAAGCTACGATCGGAAGCCCTTTCTAAAGATTGCCCTAACGGGCGCCAGCGGGGCAGGAAAAACGGATTGGGCCGCAAGGTCGCCCCGCCCTTTGATTCTTTTGACTGAGGTTCAGGCCTTCCCGTCGATCGTTGTGGCGAATCCCGAGGCGGTTTGCGTTCAGATCGAAAAATGGCAGGATTTCCGCGAAGCCTGGGCCGCGATTACTACGGGCCGCCCTTGCGAGATTGAAACGGAAGCCGGCGAGGTTCAGCCCGCGCTTGCGGTAAAGCTCGGGGGGCAGGAATTCACGATCCAAACCGTGATCGTGGACACAATGACAGATCTTCAGCGGCTTATGTTTGCGAGCATGATCGGCGCCGACGCGGGTCGGATTGATCGGCTGGACTTCGCCACGGCGTCAAACAATCTCAGCATTGATAAACATGGCATTCTAATCGCGGCCGCCGAGGAGATTTTTCGCCAACAACGGGCGATCCCCTGCAATACGATCTTCCTAACGCTTTCGACGCAAAAGGAAGATGATACCGGCGCGCGCCAAACTTTGCCTATGCTAACGGGTAGCAAGCTCCCCTATGCAATGGGGCAATACTTTAACGCCGCGGGCCTCGCTCAGGTTCGCCGAACCGACAACGGGGGCATTCAACACGTTATCCGCTGGGTTAGCCCGAGCGCCGCGGCCATTTGCAAGCCAGGGCCAGGCTGGCCCGCGACGATTACTAACAGCCGAACCGCGGGGGAGACTACCCTAGGTTCCTTGCTCCGCTTCACCTTCCCCGATCTTCCCGTAGCGGCCTGCGCCACGGATTCGGCGAGCTTTGTTACAGCCTCGGCGATTCCCGCCGCTGAGCCCATCCCCGTTTCATTTTCCGCGCCGGCGGCCCAGCCCGTCGCCGTCGCTTCCCCGTCCCGCCCTCGGCGGGCGTAAGGCTATCCAATGGCAATCTTCGATCCCTCGCAATTTAAGCCCGATAATCTCACGCTGGAAAACTTCCCGCTGGGCCGCCACGTTGTTTTCATTTCCGACGCTAAGCCGCACACCTCGAAAAGCGGAAGCCAGGCGATCGAAATCGACTTTTACATTCACGATCCGGCGAGCCCGCACAAGGGCCGCTCCCTTCGTTTCTCGAAATTCTGGACTTCGGAAAAGGCCCTGCCCCGCTTGGCTAATTTGTGCCGCGCCTGCGCCACGCCCGTCGCCGCCTTTGACCTGAGCGATCCGGCGGCCATCGAAGGCGCCCTAATCGATCAGATCCTGAGTATCGAAGCCAAGGCGAAAACAGAAACCTACCAGGGCGAAACCCGCACCCGCATTGAAGCCGATCGATTCCAGCGGATTAGCGCCGAGGAAGCCCGCCGCCTTCGCGATGAATACGGGCCGACAATGCTACCCCCGATTACGGGCGACGAAGATACAGCCCCCAAAACCGCCGGATACGGCGGCGAAGGCTCGAGCAAGCCGAAGGGCGCCGGATTCAACGACGATGATATCCCGTTTTAAATAGACCATCCCGCGGGACCTCCGCGCCGTTCCTATCCCTACTAGGCGCGGCGCGGTGGCCCTGCTAGCGCGCCCCCCTTCCTGAGCTTTTAACCGGACACACAATGCAAGCGGATACGCCCGCCGAATTCCTCGCGAGGAATCGGATCCAGCATAAGATCTCAGGAAGCGAGGCCGTTCTAGATTGTCCCCTTTGCGGCAAGCCTGGACACCTTTATTTGAATCTCCGAACCTTTCTTTTCCATTGCAAGAAATGCGACGGGCGAGGAAACGAACGGCGCCTAAAAACGGCCCTAGGCCTGCAATTTGACCTTGTGACGCCGACGGGCGACGACGTGGACACCATCGCCACGCGCCAGCTTGTCGCCGACTTAGCCGCGGCCCGCCCGAAGGGAGAGGTTGAAACGTGGCGCGATAACCTGCAAACGCACCCGCTCGCCGAGATGGCGCGAGGCTACCTAGCAGGGCGAGGCCTGCCCCTTCCCCTATGCCATCGCTACGGGCTGGGCTGGGCCGCTGAGCCGGACGGGAGCGCCCCTAGCAGGCCGCGCCGCGTGGCGCCCGCTGAGCCTTGCGGACCAGGCTGGATAACGATCCCCGCCTTCACGCGCTGGACGCCCGAGGGGCCGGCCTTGGATTCGGCGGCGTGCGTCAAATTGCGATCGGTCCCGCCTGCCCCTCGGGCCTTTCGGCGACTTGTCGGCGGGGATTCTGTTTTATTCGCGCCGAACGGGATCAAGCCCGAGGAAACGATCCTAATCGTCGGCGGCGAGCTGGACGCCCTTTCGTGCGTTGTCGCCGGCTGGGCTAATGTTATCTCGCCGACAACGGGGGAAACAGCCTGGGCCGATTCGGCGACGGCCCAGCTTGAAGCCTGCGAAGATATTTGTATTATTTTCGATTCAGATGAAGCGGGCCGCAAGGGCGCCCGAATGCTCGCCGATAAACTAGGCTCGCGCCGTTGTCGGATCGGAGCGTGGCCCGCGGGCGTTAAAGACGCAAACGAAGCCCTATGCACGCTCGGCGAGGCCTTCCGCCCCGCTGAGATAGTCACAGCGGCGAAGGCCGCCGGCGTGGACGAAATTGTGCGGGTTAGGGACCTCCGCGGGGAATTCCTCGCCGAGCTTACGGGGGCCAGCCCGCGGGGCATATCTTCGGGCTGGGCCGCGCTGGACGGTTTGATCGGCGGGATTCGGGAAGGCGAGGTTACTTTAATAACCGGCGACACCGGATCGGGAAAATCCACCTTTGCTAGCGCGCTGGCCCTTAACCTTGCCAAGGCGGGGCTAGGTGTATTCTTTGCGCCTTTCGAGCTAGGGGCGCGGCGCCAGGTAGCGAAATGGGTTAGACAAACAGCGGGCGCCCCGCCGGATAGCCTGAGCCGCGGCGAGGTAGAAAGCGCCCTAGACCGGCTGGAATCCCTCCCGATCTGGATTCTGAAAAGATACGGATCAATTTCAATTGAAGCGGTAAAAAATACCGTAGGGTTTTGCGTCGCCCGCCTCGGCGTGAAGATAATAGTTTTAGACCATTTGCATTTTATGATTAAGGAAGGCCCCGAGGAACGGGCCGAATTAGATGGAATGCTAAAAGCCCTCGCGCAAATCGCAGTAGATACGCGGGCCAGCATTTTCGTTTTAGCCCATCCCCGTCAAATTCCGAATTCAGGCGAGAAAAACGCCGACAACCGGATCGTCCAGCTTTCGGATTTGAAAGGCTCGGCGGGATTGAAACAGCATAGCGATAACGTCTGGTCCGTTTGGCGCCCGCGGAAAGCCGATCGCGCTGAGGAAGGCGAAGCGGAAGGCCTGAGCAAGGCGATCGTTTATATTCTGAAATGCCGCGACGATTACGGGCGCGAGGGCCGCGCGGCCTTCGCTTACAGCGTAGCAGGCGCCACCTTTTCGGCGGCCCCGCAAACGTTCGCAGAAGGGGCAGGAAGCGGGGGGAAGGCGCCCGCCGCGATAGACCCCGCCACCATCCCCGAGCGCGGCCCCGTAGGGGCAAGGCGGCGGCTTAAATTGACACCCGCGGCGGCAATTCCTGCCCCGCATTGGACCGAGAGGGAGGGCTAGAAATGGAAAAGGTATTTTTCGGAATTGACCCAGGGAAGCGGGGCGCCATTGCGGGCGTGAATACAGCCGGCGAGATCGTCGCGCTGGCCCGATTCAGCGAAGCCGAAACCGACGGGCGGATCGCTTTGATAATCGGCGACACCCTCGCCGCCTTCCCTGAGGCCCAGATCTGCGCCACGATCGAAAAGGTAGGGGCTATGCCAGGGCAGGGCGTTACATCAATGTTTAGTTTCGGGCGTGCATACGGGGAAGCGGTTGGCGCCTTGATCCTTTGCCGCGCCCGCCTGCAATTCGTGCGGCCGCAAGCGTGGCAAAAAGACCTCGCCTTGCTCCGCTACGGGGGCGAAAAAACGGAACACAAGCGAGCCCTTAAACAGGCCGCCGAAGCTTTCTTTTCGCGCCGCTTCACGCTGGACGAATGCGACGCCGTTTTGATCGCGGAGTGGTCCCGCCGCTTCGGGAGGTTTGAAAATGTTTGAAATTCTGAATAGCGCCACAATTGCCGCCGCTCGCCGTAGGGGCGGGCGCCTGAGGAATCAGGGAGGGGAGCGCCGGACTTGTCCACCGGCGCCCCCTTGCGACCTTTACAGCTCGGCGGCGGGGGCCTTCCTGCTAGTGGCCCAGCCTGCGCCGAGCCTTGCGAGCGTTTGGCTTGATCTGGCCCTTTGCGGGTTTGCGATCTCGCTTTTCGTTTCGACGGCCTGGATTATCGCGAGCCGAGAAATCAGCGGGGAAAACGAACGGGAGCGCGAGCGAACCCGTCAAATAAAGGAGGGAAAGAAAAATGAGCAATGAATTTCAATTGAAGCCATCCCCGCCCGCGGGGAACATTCCCGATAGTGACACCTGGGCCACGCCCGCTTGGATCGTGGAATGGGTTAGGGAAACCGCCGGCTGGCCCGCTTTCGACTTTGACC